CTTAATTAAGTATAATAAGATTTAGATTAAACCTATAACACAAATATCCACTGTTTGATTACCATTACAATAAAAACGTAATGACTTATTTGAAAGGATGTAGCTATTAGAATCGTGAATTGATTGAATACTATCCACTTGTTGTCCATATGTAATATATGAAGTTAATGATACAGAAATTATATTCTTAAAACTTGTTTTTAATATCGCTGTCCTAATACCAACAGTACCTGGGATAGTAATATTCTCAATGACTACATTCCCGATTTTAAGAATAGTGTTACGCCCTTCATTTCTAGAGCTGATTAAATTTTCCAATCTCTTACGATTTTCCCAAATAGATAGTTCTTCAAAATTCCCATCTGGGACACTTACTCTTCTGCTTTGTGCTTCTTTACAAATGTAGAATTTTTTGTTCCCTGGGAAATAGTAAACATTCCCCTTTACTGCTTCTGTTAATGGGAATTTTCCATCTTCTTTTCCAAGTGCAGAGACTACTCTATCATCAATTTCTTGAGCTGTTCCTGTATATCCACCATTTTTAGTGTAGTTAGCTTCTAAAAATTCTTTTGTGATATATAAATCTTTTCCAGAGTTTGGTACTGTTATAGATTGAGCATTAGATGCTATTAAGTTTAACTTTAATTCTATCTTAAATGGTCCATCTGTCTCTGGTGGTATCCAAGAAGTCTCATCTCCATCATTCATATAATAGTACATTATTTCTTGCCCATTATCGTTAACAAACACACCTATTTCTCTTGGATAATACCCTGTTCTAAGGCTCACATTATCTATATTTGTTGTTAAGATAACTGTGTCATGTTCCTGATTTAAAGTTAGTATACCTTTATCAACTTTTTGATTGATTAAATGCTCTAGTTCTGCTGGGTTATCATAGCTATCTAGTCTTCCGTCACCTATTTTAATCTTAGAAAAGTTAATAGGCTTGTTCTCTGCCTGTATTTTAGCCAAGTATTCTCTACCTTTTTTAGTTATCCCATTAAATTTCATTTAGTCATACCTCCTGTTATTTGCTTATATGCCTTTATGTAAACAATGTTATTTACAGTAAAGTCTTTCTTTTTATTTTCCTTAGTTGCCAATAAAGTTACTTCTTTAAAGCCAGATACATAGTATTTAGATGTATTTATCTGTTTTAACTCTATATAATCTAAGTGACTTCTAACATTCTTGTTAGCCTCTATGTTTTCCATTAACTCTCTATACTCATTAGGGTCTGTTATTTTCTTATCTGTATAGATTCTAAAAGTACCTGGTTTACCATTATAGTCTGTCCATTCTTTTACATCAAATCCTTTATATAGTAGACCACACACATCTTTTAATACTTTAGTTGTCCCCATATTGATTTTAGAAAATATAGCCCTTTTAACTATTTTTTTCTTTTCTTCAAGAGTTGCATTTTTAGTGTAGATAGAGTATTCCCATAAGAGTATATTAATTTCTTGCTCATTCATCAAATCTATAATCTCTAGCTTTTTTAATTCCCTATTTATAATAGAGTTTCTACCTTTCAAGACATAGTCTATAGCCTCATATATCCATTTTGTTGTTGCATCATCAAGAGTAGATACAGCTGCAATATCTGTTAATTTTAAGTCATCAATTAATATCATATATCTTCAACTCCTAGATAATTGACTACTACACTAGCATTACATTTAGCAAACTGATGTGAATCTAGCTTTTTGTAAGTTGGAGAAGTGATGACAGTTCTCTTTACTCCCGCAAGCTTTAATCTTTTGATTAGCTCATCTGGAATAATATCTCTTCCTAGCTTACTCTTTTGCCATTCTATATACTCATTTACAGCTGTTTGTACTTTAGCTTTTATAGAGTTGATACTAATTTCATCTGCTTTGTTTATGTAATAATCAAGCTCAACTTTGTAATCTACAACTTCAGGGCTTTTTATAGTAACCTTATCTGTCAAAGGTCTTATTTCATCTGAGTTTACAACCTTTAAAACTTGACTTCTCAACTCTTCAGAAGGAACTCCATCTTTTGTAAGAACATAAATATCAACTTCACAAGGCTTCGGACTTTTAACAGTAACATCAACTATTTCAGGAGAAGTGGACAATGTCCAGAACACATAAGCCCCTTCAGATCCAGCAACAGAAAAAGAGTCAGGTACAAGTCTTAATCTTTCTCTATATACTTCATCTTCTTCCAGGTCTGTACCTCCGTTTGAAATTGTGATGTTTTCTACTTTAGAGAAATAAGGATATAAGTCAACCATTGTATTAATGTGTCCAACAGGAATGTTATTCCCAATTGTTCCAGGAGTCTTACATGTTGCAATACCGTCTACATGTAATGTATTTTCTGCAATAGAATACTCTTCATTTGTCTCAAAATAAAGGTCATTATATCTAATCAAGCTCCCTTTTGGGATTACTATTTTCTTTTGTTTAACAGATATGATAGAAAATCTAAAAGTAGCTTTAGCATGCTGCTCTTCCAATCTAAGTCCTCTATCTCCGTATCTATCACCTAATAGGTCTAATCTATAATCTCTAGCATATTTTAAATAGTTCTGCTTTAGATTATCGTTGTAGTTTTCTTCTCTCATTGCTATTAGATATGCAACACTAGCAAATATAAGACCTTCAGGTGAATACTTAGAGATTTGCCTTCCGCTAAGATCTTCAAACTTTTCTTGCATTTGCTGCCTTAATTCTTCAGCATTTGCATCTAATATTTCATAAGTATCGTCTATCATATAATCACCTCTATTTCTAGCATTATTTCTAAGTCGTTATTTTCCAACTTTAAATCTAAATTTTTAAGCAGTGCTCTTGGTTCATATTCTTTTAAATTAGTCATCAACAAGCCAATTAGCTTGTTCTTAATAACAGGAATGTTCTTATCGACCATATCACTATCTAAAGAAAAATCTCTCATTAACGGCTGTTCTTCTTTTGTAACTCTTAGAATCATATGTACATTTCTTACCACATCTTCTATTTCGTTTTGTGGGTTGTAATTTATATCATCTTTAGAATTTATCAAATATATCATAACTTAAACACCTTCTTTTGTAGATTTTTAACAGTGTCTTCATACTCAACTCCGAGAATAGTCTTAGCAGTTTGTCTGTGCTCTATCTTTTTTTGATACTGTAAAGGGTCGTCTACATACTCAAGAAGGGTTATATCCAAATTGATATAATCAAACTCTCCTGTTGTGACATTGAAATGAGATAGTGTTTCATTTATTCCTGTTATCAAAAATGGAAACTCTCCTATCACATGATACCCCAGTATTAATGGGGCATATCTTCCTAACTCCATGAAATCTTTTAACATTTGTAAATGTAGACTAGGAGCTTTAGTTAATCCTGCTATCAATTCTATTGATAAACTAACTTCCATAAGTTCTCTACCTTGTTGTCTTACTTTACCAATCCCATAAATAGGCTCATGTTGAGTTATTTTAGCTTTTCTGCTTCTCGATAATTCTTTTTTTAAAGAAAATACATTCAAGTCACTAGCATAAAAAATTATGTCTCCTAAACTTCCTATCATGATGGACCTCCTGTGTTACCACTTCCTGGTTGTATTCCTGGGTGAGTATGAGAGTTAAGATTAATGCCATCTAACATAGCAGTACCTTTAGTATCTGTATTAGATTTAAAAGTAGTATCTCCATCAACTGTTAGTGTCTTTTTAATCTCCACATCTGCTGTAATAACTACTTTTGTGATAGGAGATAATGTCAAAACTCCATTTTTGTAAGAATAGAATCCGCCATCTGAGAATGTTCTTTTTACTTCTCCTTCAGAAATATCTGATGCTCTCATAGGACAACCTAAGATGTATCCTTGCTCCATCATATCTGGTAATGATAAGACTATAACTGTTTGCCCTACCTTGAGATGATAATTATCTGAATGTGACTCTGAGAATGGGACCAGGATATTTAGCCAACCTGAAATCTTGTTATCTCTGTCTGGAAAGATAACTCTTGCTTTACCATTTGCTATGTCTATATCATTTACTTCTCCTTGTTTCAAGATATCCAGCATTCTTACTCACCACTTTTTTATTTTTAGTCTTATTCGCTTTTTTTGTTTCTCTTTCTTTTTTTCTAGCTTTCTTCCTAGCTTCTTTCTCTTTTTCTTTCTTATCTCTTTTAGCTTTATCTATTGCTTTTGCTCTATCTTCTGCATTTTGTCTAGCACCAACTTTGTAGGCTTCAATATCACAAGAGTAGTCTCCATCGATATTGTGAGTAACCTTATCAATTACATATCTTCCAACAAATCTACCAAAGCTGTCATCCAGTTCTATAATGCAACCAGCACAGTATTTTACATCTCCATCAACCGTTAGGCTTATAGAGTACTCTTGCTTTAAACTGTCCTTTAAAGTCTTCTCTGCAACTTTCTTAGCTTGAGATTTCCCCTTAGTTTTAATTTTTTTAGTTTTCTTTTTCTTAGTTCTTTTCTTTGTAGCTTTCTTTCTAAATTCTAAATATCCTCCACCATCATCAAGCATAAGTTACCTCATTTCTTTTTTCTAATTCTTCTTTTGTTATAGTTTCCACTATATGTTCTTTTTTATCAGCATCATAATAACTAACCTCTACCTTGTCATAGACACCTTGATTTTTCTTCTTTAATGTAAAACTTTTAATCCTAGGGTCTTTAATGTTAAAAGTATCTATATTTTCTGCTTTAATTAAATCATCATCATAAAATACAACTACCTTATCATCAGTAACTTTTAAACTTAGAGCTGTTTCAGATAGAACCCTATTCAAAAAACCTAAATCTGTTTCTCTATCCTGATCCAGTCTATCAAAAAATACATCATCACAATGTAGCTCATAATTCAACTCATGTTTTGTAGCTATTTTTGATATTAACTCTTTAAGAGTTATCTTTTCCCAAGCTACACTATTTACTTGTTCTCTGATAGTCTGATCTAATGGTAAAGCTAAACATTTTAATGATAACCTTTGATTATTAAAAGTAGGCTCATCTACATAAAAAGAGCCTAGATCCAAAAATCTAGGTTTACCGTTTTCTGTTTGAACTATTCCGACAAGTAGTCTTGCATTTTCATCAGGATACCATTCATTTAACCATCTATAATCTAAGTTCTCAATATCCATTTCTAAATCATCAATAGCATTCTTAGAATTATCAGTATAAGTCATAGATGAGATACTAGGCTGTATTTCTTCTGTGATGTTTACACCCTCATAAAATACTAATATTTTTATATTCCTTGCTATCCCAATTTAATCACTCTCCTTTCATAATAAAAAAGAGCAGCTTTTACACTGCTCTATGTATGTAATCTGAATTATAATCCCAACAATTCCTTTTTCTTTTTATTAAATTCTTCTAATGTTATAACCCCTTGATCTAATAATGCCTTAAATTTTAATATCTCATCTGCTGAACTAACTTGTTGATTAACTATTTGTGCTTGTGGTTTGTTTAATTCTTCTCTGGCTTTATTAACCGCATTTACAAAAGGTACTAATGTGTCCTTTGAGACATGTGTAACATTCATTTTTGAAGCCCCATCCCAAATTTCTATTTCCCCCAATATCAAGCCTTTTTTATGTCCTATTGAGTTTATCTTTCCTAAAGGTATCTCAATTTGTTTTAATCCAAAAATCATTCCCTTATCTAAAAAAATTACTCTCTTATTTGTTGAAACAACTAACCAAGTATTTCCGTTTAACATTCCAGAGGTAGCGTAAGTTATCACTTCATCATCTTGAATAATATTTGGAAGCTCTTTTACTTCTTTCTTTGTTCCCCAAAAATCTATTGCCCCACATTCTTTCAACATCAATTGAATTTCATCTAAACTTTTCATTTTATTCCCTCCTAATAAAATTATAATACTTATTGTACTATA